CCTTTCGCCGCCACGACGCGCCCGCATGGCCGGGTCTTCATCGAGGAGGGGTTGTGCTGCCGCCAGGAGGGCGAGGATGCCAACGCACAGGGGGCTGATAATCTGGCGCTTGTACGCCTCCAGCACCAGGCCGCGGATAGTCTTGGCGCCGAGCTTGAACCGCGCATCATCCAACCGCTTGGATACGGTTCCAGGCGCGATGCCCATCAGCTTCGCGATCTCCTTTGCGGTCAGGTCGCTCGCCGCATGCAGGGTGGCCTCCAGTTCGCGCGGAGCGAGACCCATGCCGAGACGGCCTTGCCAGGTATCAGTGCTGATGGTGATGGTCATGGGGAGTCCTTGTTGGTCACTCACGTTTCAACATATGGACAGAATTTACCTGCGGTTATTTATTGGTGTCAACACCTGCGGTTTTATTATTGAGTATTGCTGCTTCCTGCTTGAGGGCGGCTGAGGTCGCGGGCGGTAGGTGGGGTGTTGCTTGGGATGGGCTTGCAGGGGGTGCATGTGCCGAGCACAGTGCCCGGCATTGCGGATAGCTAGCAGAACAATGCGGCGAATGATGCGTCAGGCATTAAGTGAGCATGCCAACTTGCGCAGAACCGCAGGTTGGCTGAATGGCTTTGAGGCTTTGAGCAAAAAGACTGGTGGGATGGGGTGCGTTGTGCCGACTGTTGTTGATCACAGCTTTCGCCGAATCCTTACCACTGACCACCAGAACACCCAGCCAATGATACTGATTTGTTGGCTCCTCATTTCCTCAGGGGTGTACTCCTCGTCGGGATACTCATCTCGGTTATAGCTGCGCAGGCGGACCCCCCCGCCAGGCAGGCGGTAGACGAACTTCACCCTTAGCAGGTCGTCGTGCTTGATGGCGTAGATCTCGCCGTCGGTGATGTGTTTGGTGGCCGTATCAACGCCGATAGTAGCGCCGTCAGAGATCAAGGGCTCCATGCTGTTGCCTCCTACCCTGGTGCAGATGGCAGCCGATGGATCGACCCCTGCTGCGCGCAAGGTTGCGTAGGAGAAGCGAAGCTTGCGTCCTTTGATTTCCTGCTCAATGTTTCGGCCTGCGCCGGCGGCCATCTCAACTTCCTTGTAGAAAGGTATCTCTACCTCATCATCGTCAATGGGGGTGCCGTCATCCCACGGATGGATAGGCTCCAGGGTGTCGGTGATATCTGGTACTGGCTTGGGATGCATTGCCTTTGCCATGCCCTCAATTTCGGCTGCTAGGCGCGGACTGAAGCTGGATACGGGTACTTCGAGTATCGTTGAAAATTTAGCGGCAACGGCCGCATTCAGCGCATTGCTGCCATTCATATACATCGAAATAGCGGTCTGACTCATACGGAATGCCTCGGCAATGGAGGATTGCGTGAGCCCTAGTTCTCGGCGCTTCGCGCTATAAATGTGCCTTAGCGCTTGGCATTCGTTGAGTTCGATCTGGCTTAGCTTTCGTTTCTTCATGGTGAGACGTTAACAACCAACGGTTATGCAGTCAAAGAACCAGCGGTATTGTAAAGAATAGCACCGCCGGTTATTCTGCCTCCAAAGCAAGAGGCAGGAAGTATGCAAACCCAAACACTCGCTGAGTTCGTTGGCCGCTTCGGACAGGAAGGGGCGGCCCAGGCCCTCGGAGCAAGTCAGGCCGCAATCAGTAAGGCGCTGAGGTCAAAACGCCTCATTATCGTCGCGCCTGCAATGGGGGGCGGTTTCGAGGCAACGGAACTGAAGCGGTTTCCGTCGGGAGGTGGGCGCCCCCGTGCAATGCCTAGCGTCCCGATGGCCACCAGTTCCGCCGACCTTGAGCCCATTCTGCCGTCCGATTCCCACTTGGTGCAGTGCGCTGATGCTGCTGTGCAGGCATCCAGTGCCGAGGTGGCGCAATGATTCGTCAGTTCTTCGTTTGGTTCGGTGGCCTGGTCACCATGGCGTTGATCTATTGGGCGGCGGTCATTCTTCATGGCATCGGCGGCTACCACGTCGAGCTGACGCCGATCATCGCGACGGTGGGAGCCGCCGGCGGGATCGCGCTCATCTGTCATGAGTTTGGCTACAGCGCTGGGCGCAACAAGGCGATGGGTGACCGCCTCTACCCAGATGCAGACGTGGCTTATGTGCACTTTCCCCAAGGCATGGACAGCTACCGGGCTCGCCTGGAGTTCCTGAATCGAGCCATCAAGCGGCTGCACGAGATTGAGTCAGCCAAGGCCAACGATGTTCAGGATCAACGCCCCAGCGATCAGGGCAATCAGCCAGAGGGCGAACGTCATGATTGATGCGCGCCTTTTCTCCCAGAAGGCCCTAAGCGGCGTTATTCCGCCCCGGTCTTCTGGGAAGTATTCCTTGTCCCAGTGCCTTTCCTTCCAGCGCCTGAAGGCATCTCTCAACCAGTTCATGCCGGGCCTCCGTGGCCGTTCTGTGTGGAAACAAAACGATAGCACGGAGTGTCCTGGCGCCACTTTGCGGCCCGGCTGATTCAAACGCCGGAAAGCAAAAAGCCCCGCTTTCGCGAGGCCTTTAGTCGGTAGTCGTTGACGCGACTGCCTGGATATCAATTTGTCTTTCGAAGGACGAATTAACTATGCAACAGAAAACCCAAAATGCGCAACCCCCGCGCTCTGCTCATCAACTCGCATCAGACCTGCTGGATGGCCTCGAAGCCGCTGTTGAGACCGTCAAGGGGATGCGCGCCATCCTTGCACTGGTCCGTAGAGATGAGCAGTGCAGCAGTTACCTCAAGGATATCTGCACGATAGGACTCGGTCAGGCCGAGTTCGTTGGCGGGAACCTTGAGGATGATATGAAACAGGCCGACGCAGAATTGTTCGAACTGGAGCGTGTCGCGACCCAATCCGGAAATGCTGAAAACGTGTCGCAACACGAAGGCGGTGCAGCATGAGCGCGCTCAAGCTCGGGCTGTCTGCACTGAAGGCGCCGGTATCTCCGCTTCCGCCCGCAGGGTTCGCTGCGATCCATCCGACCACTACGGTCGAAGAGGCGCTGAGCGCGGCCACTGCTCTGACCTCCAGTGTTTCCAGCATTCTCGGAGCACTGACTACCTCCGACGAAGAGCGCGTAGATATGGACGCCCTCAAGCTCTGCTCTCGCCTGGCTGGCGACCTGGTCGATGCCGCGCTCGACGCCCTGCGCAAGGAGGGCCAGCAATGAACCTCGCGACACTGCTCAGCAATCAGTGCTCCCCGGTCCCCGATGAAGTTCTGACCGATAAGCAGATCCGCTCCATCAAGTTGGACCGTGGTACGGCTCGCCATGCGGCTCAGAACATGGCGCTTGGTGTCGCCGCAGTCGGGAAGCTGCTGGCGCTTACCAGTGCTGAAGGCGAGATCGGTCAGGAAACCGCCGAGCGTCTCGGATGGTTCTTGGAGGAGGTTGGCGGTGCCATCTTCCAGTTGGCGGAGTTCGAACAGGTCTGTTCTGAGCGAATCAACCGGCAGAAGGAGGCTCAGCAATGAGGGCCACTATGGGTATCAGCTTCCGGGCGACTGCGCCGGTCGATCTTTCGACGGGAGATCAGAAAACGAATGTCCTGTGCGTGATGGATGACATTGATGCCGACCTCGCACTGGACAGCGCAGTCGGCCTGCTCGACGCGATTCAAGGCGGGCTCCTCGACATCCTCGACATCCTCGACGAGCCGAGTGTTAGTCGTCGCGTAGCCCTACTTCTTCATGCGGCCGAGACAGCCACTGCCCTGGTCCGTGCGGCCCTGGAGGGTGGGGAGGTGTCCAATGACTAGCCGCATCGGAGCGAAAGCGCTCGGTGACCAGCTCTACAGCTACATCGGCGCCATCCAGGACTTGGCTACCGCAGTTCGCGAAGACTTGGCTTTCGAAGGTTTCGAGCCGGGCCCGCGCCTGACCGCCGACCAGGTGGATGCGATCCATCTGTCGATTATCACCATCGCCGGGCTGGCTGGCGAGGACTTGATCCAACTGCTGACCGAGCTGGAGGTGCCGGCATGAGCTCTGTGTCTGATGCAAAACGCCCTCGTCGAGGCAAGAAGCCACAGGGGATATCTCTCCACCCGCGCGCCAAGGAAACTTGGCAGCGCTTGCCCTTCGTAGGCAAGGACCATGGTCGCTACTCAATGTGGGATGTTCCTTTGACTGGTAGCTACCTCACCGGTCTCGAGGCCGGCAAGAGTATCGCGCACATCTATCTGAAGTATGTCCGGGATGTGGACGACTGGATGGCTTGCGAGGTGCTCAGGAGCATGGTGCGCGATTTGATCACCAAAGCCCCTTCGGACGAGCAAGAGGAAACTGTCAAACGCGGCCAGTTCGCGGGGTTCATGGGCGAGATATTCAACTGGCTCAAGGTGTCCGCCCAGTTTGCCGGAAGCAGTCTAGACCGAGTGGAAGACCAGGGCCTGGTAGATCGGGTGAACCACTACCTGGATGCAGGCGTAGCCGATGCAATAGATGCGGCTATTACGAGGGCTTCGACATGACTGGCCTGACCTCAATTGGCGGCCAGGCCGCCACCATGACCACCATCGAACTGCGGGACATGGTCAACGAGGCTCGCTTGGCTGCTGGCGAACCGAAGATCAGAAACGATCAGTTTCTCGCTCGTGTCGAAGACGAGTTGGGCGATGAGCTTGAGGGGGTGCAAAAATATTACACCCCCTTCCACGGCAACCAGGTCGCCACCTACGACCTGACCCTTGACCAGTGCATGCTGGTCGGGATGCGCGAATCTAAGTCGGTTCGCCGAAGCGTATTGGCCAAGCTGAAGTCTCGGCGGCCTCCGATGACTCAGGCCGAGCAGTTGCTCGCGCATGCCCAGTTGCAGGTCCAACTCGAGCGCCGACAGCAGCAGATCGAGCAACAGCAGGCCCAGCACCAGGTCGCTATTGAGCGCGTCGAGCAGCGGGTCGAGGACCTGTCCGAGTCCCGTGTTTGGGACCACTGCCCGCAGAACTGCATGCCGATCACCCGCATCCGTGAGGTGATCAATGACCGTTACGGCCTGTCGGCCACCGTGGTGGACGCCGTGGTGCGCCAGATGCCGATCAGTCCGAAGCCCTGGGGCATGGTCCGCAACGGCCACGAGAACGCCCAGGGCAGCCAGTACGCGGTCTGGGCGACCAGCGATATCACTGCGGTCTTCAAGCGCTTCGTCAGCGAGTGCGAGCGGGTTACCGAGACCCAAGCCACCCATCCCTATTTCCCGGGCCGGTTCCGGCTGGCTCCGAAGGTGAAGTCATGAGCAAGAAAAGCAAGCGCAATACCACCGAGCAGGTGACTCCTGAGTTTCTAGCCGCTGGCCGCCTCTACACCAGCATGTGCAAGTCCGGCTTGTCGCATACCCCAGAAGCCGCTACTGCGTTTCAGCGCATGTACGACGCAGCCCCGGAGTCGTTCCGCCAGGAAATGCACGACATGGCTGTGCAGATGGGGCTGATGCCTGCCGTTCCGGATGGCTATACCGACGACGGAGAGCCCGTTTACGAACTGGAAGGGATGGCCAAGCGGCTGGGCATTGATCCCGAAGAGGCGAAGCGCAAAGCCGAAGAGCTGGGCCTCAAGCCGAACACCCTCAAAGTCCATAGGGTGAACTGAGCCATGACCAACACCATCCAGATTCACCGCCACGCCCTGCCTATCGTTGAGTTCCGCAGCAGGCGCAACCTGACCACCCACCTCAAGCGCAAGATGCGGACCTTGGTGCAGCGCCTGGAGAGGGAGGGCTTGGCATGAGCAAGGTCGCCCACCAGTCCGATCCCGTGATGCTCAACGAGCAGTCCTTCGAGCAGTTCGGCAGCGACCAGGTTGCCTACAAGATCTGGTGCTCAATCGACACTGCCTTCGAGCTGCTGGGCCAGTTCGATCCCCCTGTAGTAGCCGAGGTTGCCCTAAACATCGCCGATATCCAGTTCGATATCATCAAGGCGCGCTTCGCCCTGATGGTGTTGGTGAAGCGGCTGTGCGGCTGGCGCCCGGAAGATATCGATGAAGTATTGGCTGAGCGGCTCATGGAGAAGTTGCTCAGCAGTTCGGAGGAGAAGTAATGGCTCGCGCCCGCAACATCAAGCCCTCGTTCTTCAAGAACGAGGATCTGGCCGACCTGAATCCATTCGACCGCCTGCTGTTCATCGGTCTGTGGTGTCTGGCTGATAGGGAGGGGCGGCTGGAATACCGGCCGCGTCGGATCAAGATCGAACTGTTCCCCGGGGATAACTATGACGTGGAGATCGGCCTGGCCAATCTCTTGGACAAGGGATTCATCGAGCGGTACGAGGTTGCTGGTTTCTCGGTGATCTCGCTACCGAACTTCACTCGTCACCAGTCTCCGCATAGCACCGAGAAGGACAGCGAACTACCTGACTGCAATGGTTATCTAACCGTGAATGAGCGTGCCCGGGGGAAGGTTGTTCCCGGTAAGCAACGGTTGGTGCATGCGGATACCGGCGCCTGTGTGGGCGCCAATAACAGTGTTTTAACAGTTAAAACACCAGAGCAGCCGCAGTCGGACACTGTGGATGCACCAACCCATAACGCCCTGATTCCTGATTCTCTGAATCCTGATTACCTGAATCCTGAAGAAGATCAAGAGACTCTTGTCGACTCTGACGAATCGACGACAGCGAGCGACGACCTTGCCAGTGGGGAGAAACCACCCGCCGAGGAACGATCCGAGTACAGCGAGGACTTCAACCGTTTCTGGTCGGAGTACCCTCGCCGGCACCGGTCCGGCGCGAAGAAACCGGCGTGGAAGGCGTGGAAGGCTCGGCTGCGTGCTGGCGCCACGGTCGAAGACCTGATCCAGGCGGCGAAGAACTATCACGCCGAGATGGCCGGCAAGGGCAACGTCGGGACGGAGTTCGTCAAGCTGCCGGAGACGTTCATTGGCCCGAACGATCACTGGCGGGAGTACGTCGGTGAGCATGGCGCTCCCAGGGGGCCTTCCGGCTCTGGCGGCAAGCGCTACCCGTTCACCCCGCCACGGGGCTACCAGCTCGAGGATCACGAGTTCTGGCATCCGCAGATGACGGACACGGTGCTGTCCACTCGGACCCACGACTTCAGCACCCTTGAGCGTTTGCCGGACGGGGAGGGCGCATGCTGACCCCGTCGGATATTTCCAAGCGCCTCGCTGATCGCGCTGCCGATGTTGCACGGCACCTGCTGCCTGGCGGCAAGCGGGAGGGCGCCGAGTGGCGTGCTGGCGACGCCTCGGGCGAGAAGGGCAAGAGTCTGGGGGTTCACCTCGTCGGCGAGAAGGCTGGCGTGTGGTGCGACTTCGCCACCGGTGAGTCTGGCGACCTGCTGGACCTCTGGCGGCTGGCGCGCAACTGCGACATGGCGACGGCGCTGAGCGAAGCGAGGGGCTACCTCGGCGTGCAGGAGCCCAAGCTCATCCGGCCGGTCGAGAGCCGGAAGTCATACCAGCGACCGGACAAGCCAAGGTGCTCGACGCCGAAGGTGGACTCGGTGGTGATGGCGTACCTGAAGGGCCGTGGACTGACCGAGGAGACCATCAAGGCGTTCAAGATCGCCGAGGACGGGCAGAACATCGTGTTTCCGTACCTGCGCAATGGCTCGCTGATCCACTGGAAGAAACTCGGCGTGGAACGTCCTGGCGGCAAGAAGAAAATCACCACGTCGTCGGATACCGAACCTTGCCTGTTCGGCTGGCAGGCCATCCCGGACGGTATCCGGGAGGTGACGATAACCGAGGGCGAGATCGACGCGATGACCGCCTGGCAGTACGGGCGCCCGGCGCTGTCGGTGCCCTTCGGTGGCGGCAAGGACGGCAAGCAACGCTGGATCGAGTACGAGTTCGACAACCTGCAGCGCTTCGACGTGATCTACCTGTGCCTTGACGACGACGAACCTGGCCACCAGGCGACCGAGGAGATCGTTCGGCGCCTTGGGCGTGATCGGTGTCGCCTGGTGAAACTGGGTTGCAAGGACTTCAACGAAGCCCTGGATGCCCTGTACTACAGCGCCGACGACATTGCGGAGTGCTACGCCAAGGCGAAGAACTTCGACCCGGAGCGCCTGAAGTCGGTGAGCTCCTACTCGGAGGAGGTCAAGGCTGAGTTCTACGACCAGAACCCGGAAACTATCGGCATGGAGCTGCCCTGGAGCGCCTACGCCAACAAGATCCGCTTCCGGCCCTCGGAGGTCACGATCTGGACCGGCTGGAGCGGACACGGGAAGTCGCAGTTGCTGAACTACCTGGCCTTCCACGGCATGAACCGCAAGGGCAGCCAAGACCGGTTCTGCATCGCCTCGATGGAGATGCCGGCGCGGCGAACGCTTCAGCGGATGGTCCGGCAGGCCTCCGGGATGTCTTGTCCTTCGAGGGGCTACATCGACGCGATTCTCGACTGGCTCGACGGCAAGCTATGGATCTACGACCAGTTGGGCACCGCGAAGACGGGCGAAATGCTCGAGGACTTTCGGTATGCCGCGCGCCGGTACGGGGTGAACCACTTCATCGTCGACAGCCTGGCGAAGCTCGGCATGGCCGAGGATGACTACAACGGCCAGAAGCAGGCCATGGAGGCGTTGGTGGGGTTCGCTCACGAGATGAACGTCCACGTCCATCTGGTCGCCCACCCGCGGAAGGCTGACGACGAGGGTAAGCCCCCGGGCAAGCTCGACGTTCGCGGTGGCGCCATCCTCACCGACCTAGCCGACAACGTGTGCACGGTCTGGCGGAACAAGCGCAAAGAGATGGCCAAGGGAGACGACTACAAGGACCAGAGCGATGTGCGCCTGATCATCAGCAAGCAGCGCCTCACCGGAGATGAAGGCATCTTGGACCTGTGGTTCGACAAGGCATCCAACCAGTATTTCAGTGCGAGCACTCACAAGGCCCGGAACTGGGTCCACTACGAGGGCGCGCGGGAGCAAGCAGCATGAGCAACGTACAACCGATGGCACCCCGCAAGGTCATGACCAGGCTGGAGCGGGAGTTTCTCAAGGTGGCCGGCCAGGAGCTGGCGCAGGTCAAGGTGGGCGGTGCTGCTGCCTTGGCTGCGCTGTTGGTCATGATCGCCAACTGGCACGGCGACCGCGGCACTCTGGGCTTTCACGACTATGGCCGGCTCTGGTTGCTGGACGGCAATGCGAAGGGCGCGGCGGTGGAAACGCTGCTGCGCGATCTGTTTGGCCTGAACGGTCCGGGGGCGGCATGAGCAGAACTCGAACCTACGTGGACAAGCTGCTGGGCGATACCGAGTACCTCCTCGAGCAGTGGGGGTGGTGGCGAATGGATGGGATGGGGGTTCCCGGATATGTGTCGCCGGCTGCCGCTATCATGAGCCAAGCCATGCCAATGTCGAGCCCAAAGGCCTACCACGTCACTGACGATATGGCCTTGGCCGTCGACCGGGTCATTGCTCGACTCATCGACAGGGCGCCGCAGGCCGGCGACTTCGTGTGGCTCTACTACGGCGCGAAGTGGCCGGCCCTGCGCATCGCGCGTGAACACCAGATCGGCGAGGCCAAGGTGAGGGAGACGTTGAAGCTGGCGGTAGGCTGGGTCGATAGCGCCCTGGAGCGGTTCCGCGAGAGCGCTTGAAGAAATAGTTTTACGCGCGGAATGAAGGGTGTTTTCATACCAGCGTGAATTGCTGTGAACGCAGCGTGACGCACTCGAAACCCGGCCCTGGCGCCGGGTTTTTTATTGCGTTGTCAGGTCTGGCGCGGCATCATCAGGCCCCCGTCTGACTCGATGTTTTCCTTCCTTGGCTTTCAGCGAGATGGACGGGAGGCCCGGAAGATCCCCTCTCCCGGGCCTTTTAGTTTCCGAAGGTCGAAACTCGGTAGACGGCAGTCTCA